CCCTTCCATAGGCTGCACGATAAATGTCTTCTTTTTTGCTTAAAAACTGCTTTACTGCGGAGGTTTCTTGCCTTGTCATCGCTGTAAGCTCTCCAACCTCATTGATCCAAGTCCCTTGAATTAGCTCAGCCGCTTCTTTTCCTTCAAAAGTAGCTAATGAATCTGAGAACCAATTTTTACCTAAAATGGCAAGGAATGTGGACTTACCTAGTCCTTGTGGTCCAGTAAAGATTGGCATATAGTCGTATTTCACAGCTCCTGACATGGCTCTAGCCACTGCCGCACATAGTGATTTTTTCATTACGGCATGGGTGTATACACTGTCTTCAGCCCCTAAGTAATCGGGTAAAAGTCGTTCTACTCTTTTCTTACCGTCCCATTTTAAGCCTTGCAGGTATTCCTTTACCTCGTTAATGGTATTACTTGCCCCCACGATAGTCAGGGCATCATCTAGTCGGTCTCTTGAGCCCAAATCATAAAAGGTTTCCATATACCAAAATGCCCCCGCATCATCTGCATCGTCCCACTGTCTGCGTTCATTCGACGCATTCCATGGTACAGCACCCATCACAAGGCCACGGCCAGCAAACTCATCAGTGACAATTTTATCTTTTAATGATGGATCGTTCTTTAAGATAATAATCATGTTGTTGACGGTCTTAAGAATCGCCCCCGACTCATTTCTTGCTAGCTGATTGACCCATTCAAGGTCATCTTCTGAAGCCTCTAACGCTTTGTTTGCAGACTCAGGAACTTGAAAGGAACTTGCAAATGCCTCTCTAGCAGATAAAAACTTCTCTTTTGTCATTAAATCGGCTACTGATTTATCTGCTAGGGCCAGGGCAACCATCGCCGTATAGGATGGAAGTCGATTGGCTGGCGTATCTGGCTTTGCTTCGTCGTCCTTATTTGCAAACTTATGTAGTCTAATTAAGTCAAATGCATTAACTAACTGACCAGAACAAGGGTCTGTAGCATGATGGGAGTACATAAATAAGTCTCCGTCATAAATGACAGCCCCGCCTGCGGTAGAGCCTCCTGTATAGGTGTATCGCCCAGGTATCGCTGTAGGCTCATACATTCCGGGAATAAACTTCTCCATCGCATCTTGGATACGGTAAGTCCTGCAAAACGCACCCACAACGCCACTTTTTGTTGTCGGATCTTCTTGTTTTGCTAGCCTTCTTCTCTCGATGGCTTCAGCTCCTGGCACTTGTGGCCACTGCGTCACATCTTGCCAATCTCCGTAAGTGTTTAAAATACCATTAAGACTACAAAACGGCATGTCATTGACCACATATACATACTCACTGTCCGCACAGGTACTTGCCCAGTACATCAGTCTCGATGCTTCAAATGTGGTTGGGTCACAGAATTCAATCCCAATCAGGGAGGCTAACTTTCTTGCACACGGCTCATATTCATCTGCTGATGCTGTTTTATCTAAAGGAATTACAATTCGTAACCTTGGAGCATATGCAGCGTGCTTTCTTGTACTATAAACTAAAGATGCACATCCTAAGGCCGTCACACGCTTGATAATATCTTCTGTTTTTCCCGTGGGAATATTATCCAGATCTAGAGTGATAAGGTCTCTCCCCTCTACATTAGCGGCTTTTCTTCGATCACCCTTAAAAGTTCCGCCTACAAAACCGCCCACATCTTTTAATTCATCCTGCCTTTGCTTTGGAAGATTTAAGTATTCTTCCATTGTCTCCTGCCCTCGTACAGGAACTTTTAGCTTCTGTGTAAATTCTGACCATAATAGGCTACTTCTTGACCAAACAACGGCCTTTCTTGAACCCGCAGAGCTAATTAAGATTTTTCTGTCATTCTTCATACCTTAGTCCTTCATGTAATAGTCATTTTCAAACCCAGCACCTTTTAAGACTAGCCCAGGTGCCCATTCAATAGGCTGTGCCATAATGCCACAAAGCTCCTCTACGGTCGTTTCCATAGGTGCATCTACAATCACCTCATCATGCACATGAAACACGACCTGTAAGCCTTTCTTGTGAATCCGTTGTAGCGTGACCGCAAGGCAATCTCTTGCGATTGCTTGTACGATATTCTCTGTCAGCTTTCCGCCATAGGTATTCGCCACACTCCATTTTTTACTCTGATCAATGCCGTAATAGTGAATAGCAGGAGAGTCAAATTGGTTGGGTGCAAGGAATGGCTTTGGATAAAACAATTTTCGCTTTGACGGTAGGGTAACCGTTAAAAAGCTCTGTCCGTACACCAAATCATATTCCATTGTAAATAATAGTCCGTGTGTTGCCTGGGCCCGCCCCGTTTCTACAGCTTGAATAGCAGCTGCTTCAATGGCATACCACAAATCTTTAATCCTAGGGTTGGCGGCCCGCCATCTATGCACGATATCGGGTAATTCATCTTCTGATAGCCCCATTGAAAGTGCACCCATAGCAATCAATGCCGCTGTTCCACCCTGGTACCCAAGTGCAAGTGTAGCAACCTTGCCTTTTTGTCTAAGACTGTACTCTGGATTGCCTTTTTTAATGAGTTCAATCGGCACATGAAACATTTGTGATGCTGTAGCTTCGTAGATCTTACCGTGCGTGGCAAATACCTCATTAACCCATGTCTCGCCTGCTAGCCAGGCAATCACTCTGGCTTCAATGGCAGAAAAGTCTGCCACTACGAATTTATGTCCCGTTGAAGGGATAAAGGCGGTTCGGATTAACTGGGAGAGCGTATCTGGAACATTGCCGTAGACCAGTTTTAGCCCAATATAGTCCTTTGCCTTCACCATCTTTCTTGCTATATCAAGAGTTCCAATGTAATTTCTTGGAAGGTTTTGCATCTGTACTAGCCTTCCTGCCCAGCGTCCTGTACGGTTGGCCCCGTAATACTGCGTCAGTCCTCGGATTCTGTCGCCCTCTCCCATAGACTCTTTCATCGCTTCGTACTTTTTTACTGAAGTCTTTCCTAATTGCTGACGAATTTCTAGTACCCTTTTGACTCTATCGTCCTTAACTTCGTCAATTAACTTTGCCACTGTCGCTTTTTGAATGTCCTTTGCTTCAACTTTCTTCTCCGATAGCCACGCTAAAAGTTGCGTGGTCGAATTTGGATTGGCAAGTCCTGTTAGGTTGATGGCCTCTTTCGTAAGTTGATCAGTACTTTCTGTATCGATCGCAAGTGCCCCATCGATCAATTCCTTATCGACCTTTACGCCATACGCATTCATTAAGACATCCATCTGCCATTGCCTTTCTTCTGACTCAGGCATAGGGAATAGCTCTAATCGTTTTAAAATGGCATTCTCTGCCACAACATCTCCAATGCAGTACTCTTTAAATAGCTTCCACTTATCCATATCGTGATGTGGCTCATTCCATACTCGATTGCCATTTGTTCGAGTAGGCTTACAAGGAACACAAAAGTATCGAATTAAGGCCTTACCTGTTGCTAATTTTTGCTTGTCTAATGGAAGTCCAATGGCTTTACCAGTTGCTTCTAGTCCTGCTGTATAGCCACAGTACAGTCCGTGGGCCATTGTGCATCGCCACTGGTCAATTGGTGTCTTATATCCTGCACGGTTTAAGCAGTACCATTCAAATGACGCATTGTAAGCGTGTTTTATTGTGTTTTCATCACTAAGCATACAAATTATAGCCTCAGGGATTAATTCGCCTCTTGCGAGGTCTACAATGTGTACAGCGTCATCATTCACCTTATACGCAAAAAGCAGTATTGCGAAATCCTTAGACTGAGCATACCGATATGCCCCAGCCTTACCGATATCAATACTGCTTTTTGTTTCAATATCTATACTCAAATGGTTCATTTCTCCTCCTAGATGAAAGGGAGAGCATCAAGCCCTCCCATAAAATCATATGAAGTTACATTGGTAGTCCAGTAATAGGGTTAATCCGCTGGGCTTGCGTTGGCTTGCCAAATACATCCGCAGCTGATGGAGTACTTCCGCCTAGCGTCTCTCCGTCCCTTGTTTTTTGTACTGGGCCTAGTGCGATTCCAATTCCACGCTTTCCGCCAACCATATAAGGGAAAAAGGTAATGTTTATGCGGGCATACATACCACTGTAAACCTCGCTTGCTGAAATAATTCGCTCGCATTGTGCATTTACCACTTCGGGTGGTCTGCTTTCTATCGCTGACGCAGTAAATACCCAACAGCCTTTGCATTCTGCCCCAAACGGCATACCGTCTGATGGTCTTGTGCCATCACCATCATGAATAGGAACATCCACCTTAGGTGGGAGCACGCCGTTCCATTTTGTACTAACTCCTCTTTGTTTTGCTTCTTCAACCGCAGCGTCGATAGCAGCTTTTGTCTCTACATCTGCTTTCGGTAAAAGAACGGTACAGCTGTACTTTGGAGCTTGCCCAGTCTGCTGTGCATATGGCTTAAGCAAATGCACATAGGATAATCTTACTTCCTTTGTTGTCACACTATTACTTTGCATAATCTCTAATCTCCTTTGTTTGTATGTTATTTAAATACATCCTTTGCGGATATTGTATCTATTGGTTTTCTTCGGTCGGATTCTTCGACTATAGTCGGTTTACCCGGCTTTTTTACTACGAAGTCTCCAACTAACTCTGCAAACTCTTTCTTGCCCACGACTTTTTCCACTTGTGCAAGGCTTAGTGGTCTCCTCTCCCACAGCATCGCCTCATCAATCCCACTTTTTGTGAGGACCTCAAAGGCTTTATCCATATTCGACCAGTCTCTTGTGCTTCTGCCTTCTACTGCTTTCCACCCAGGGACCTCTCGGCCTGCAAGACACTCTGCAAGTGCTGTGGCCTGTAAATCGGATAGCCACGCTGACACATCTGCACCCTGTTTTAAGTACTTTGCAATTTCCACATTAGTAAGTGTTTTTGAATCTTTACTCGTTTCTAGAACAAGAAGTGCGTTCTTTTCTGCTCTCGCCTTGCAACGGTCTCTGATTTTGCAATATCTACAAGTCTTTTCGCTTGGGTTAAACTCCCCCTCGCCTTTAATGGCAAGGTCTGCTATTTTCTTTACTTTTTCGCCAAACTCTAGTAACTCCTCTACTGTACAAGCCCATTCGCTGATTCCATCACTAAGTCTAGGCTGTACAATGGTCATTCGGATAGTCTCAATCTTGTAAATTAGACTCAATGCCTGATAAGCTCCGAGGCCATAGCACATCAGTTGTGGGTTGTGATCAGCTTCCACCCTGCCATTTGGGTTTTTGCCATACTTAAAGTCAATAACATGGAGTACCCCACCGCCGATGAGGATACAATCCGCTGTACCGAAGCCATCAGGAATCCATTGGGTTAAGTCAAGCCGTTTTTCGACATCGATGTATGGCACAGCATCGAAGGCTGTAGCCGTCTTTTTGATATACTCGACATACTCGTCTGTATAGCCTTCCATCTCACCGTCCCAAAGCTCGTCTTCTTTTAATTTCTTTACCGCCGCTGTATACGCTTTCTTCGATAGATCTAAAGGTCTTGAATATAAGCTAACCTTTAGCTCAGCTAACTCATGTGCCAGAGTGCCCTCTCTTGCCGCATCCGATACGATGCTAGGCAGTCCTTCTTCTAGTCTTGCACTCGGTGGACAATTTAGCCACCGATGTGCACTAGACGCACTGAGCAAGGCGTGTTTTCTCATTTCATGCCCCATACTCTCTCCTATCCTTCCAAAAAATCACATTCTGTCATTCTTATAACTGTGCCCCCAACTCTCTCAGTGCCACCGCAAACTCTCCATATCGCCCTTTTGGAAGCTCTGGCATGGACATGACACCGAAAGTGTTGATCAACGACACTAACTCAGCTTGCTTTCCTGCGTCCATCAGCTGTACCGCCGCTTTCGACAACTCATCTAATGTATAATTATGCACCTCAGTTTGAACAGGTGTAACTGACTGAGTAACTTGCTGTACTGGTGCAAATGGAACCTCTTGTGGTGTCTGAACAACAGCTTGTTGTACTGGTGTAACTGCTTGTTGTGGTGTGGTGCCCACTTCCGCTGGCATCTGAACCTGGATTGTTGCTTTTCCTGTCTCCCCTTTGAGCAGATGCGTAATCTCCGCAAATCTCCCCATATACTTCGTAAATTCGTCATATCCGTCAAACTGTAAACTAATCTTCATCATTTTCTCCTTTTCTATTGTCCTTCACTTAGTTTTTCCCCTAATCGCTCCATGATTTCTGCCGCACTCAGCCCTTTTGCATCCAGTTCAATATCTGCTTTAGCTGATCGCACGAGTGTTACCGTTGAACCGTTCACGGTTAAATTGATAATACTCGCATCTGCGAACACAAGTGCGGGCAACAAGTACTCTAAATAATCTCTTAATCTCGTCATTTCATTACCTCTTGTCGATCTCTCTAAGTTTGGCCTGTCTCCCACATAAGAAACCTTAATCTCTGCATCTCAAGTCTCCTTTTTTTTACAGATGCAGCCCTACAACCACACCCATTGCGAAGACAAAGATGAAAAACAGTGTATTTTTCACAAGAGTCACCCTGTCCTCCAGAGCCTCTAACTCTTCTTCCGCATCCTCAAGCTCCTCAAGTCTGCTCTTTTCAATTTCTTCATACTCCACTGATTCATCATTCCTCATTCGTGCTTTCTCCTTTGTTGTGTACTTTGATAACTACATCCGTTACTCATTGAACTCAGCTTCTTTGTCAAGTCTTTGAATAGCCTCGCACGCCTCTTTCCTAATTGCCTCTAATCGTAATCTCGTTGCATCTAAATCCTTGCATCCCTCATTCACTATCGTGTTAATGTTGTCAGTCATGATCAACAATGAAAGCGATAATAAATAATAATTTATATCTCGCATATTAGTTACCCTCTCTAGCCCTCTCCATTTATCCTACCTCTCTTACTATCTTCCACCCTGCTCCTCTTGCAGGCCTTCTCCTCTGACTTGCAAACTCGGCTGTTTGCATTTTTATCCTCTTTGCTATCCACTTATCAAAGCCGACTGTGTCAAAAATAATCTTTGAGTTTGGCTTTGATGGGTCTATCTTAGTGGCGAAATTCTGCTTCGGATCTCTGTAGGCCTCCATCAGTAGTGGTACCGGAAATCCAAGCTTTTTAAGTTCTGACATTTTCATTATTTGTTTCGGAAATTCCATATTAACCTCCTATTTACTTTCCCTCTAATCTCTCCTAAACTATCCTTACAGGCCCTGCCAAGCCGAGTAAACGAAAGGAGAGATATGAGTATGAAATTTAACCCTGATTGCGTGAGAGATATCCTTATCCACATTGAAAGTTTTGAGTATGGTTCGTCTCATACTATCGATCAAATGTGCTCTGAACTACCCCGTTATTCATACGAGGAGCTTGATTACCACTGTCTACATCTATATGATGCAGGTTTTATAAAAGCTACTACAATCAATATACGTGGTGCATATCTTCCGCGAGTTTCAAGAGTATATGATTTAACTTATGAAGGTCACCAATTTTTAAGTGAGATTCGCTCTGATGACATTTGGAATAAAACCAAAGAAACTGCTAAAAGCATCGGCTCCTTCTCTATCAATACTCTCTCAACAATTGCCACAGATGTTATTTCATCTCTTGTTCACAAGGGTCTTGGCCTACAGTAACATATACCGTTATATTCAGCTCCGCTTCAGCCATGGCGGGGCTTTTTAATGTAAATTCCTTGATATTCTTAATTTCCACTCCATCAAGATATATCCTATTATCCTTAAGTGTGAGTTTTTGTAATTCCATTCTTCCCTCCTAACCTACCTTTTCAATCAACGGCAGTATCCCCTTTGATTTAAGGAAGTCA